CTGTCGCTGACGTGGAGGCTCTGTATGTTGCAGAGTCCACGGCGCTTTCCGCGTCGTCGAACGCTCTGCTGAAGAAGATCTTCGGCGGAGAGAAGTGAGTGCGCTTGAGGCGCTCGCCATCCTGACCATTGGCATTCTGATCTCGATCAGTCTGTCGGGGTTCGTGATGGTGGCGCTCACGCGCAGATCGGCGTAGTTACTGGCTGGAAGTACCACCCCCGTAAAGGAGGGGTCTTGAAAAGCCTGGTAACTCTCCATTTGGCAGTCCTGCATGATGCGGGACTACTCTGTGATACCAACGTGGCTCGCGACATCGAAACTTTGATGTCAAGAGTAGAACACGAGGGTGAGTCGTTTTTGACGCTCACCCTTCCAACTCTGGTGAAGGCCCTTGAGAAAGGCCTCCATACAGGAGTCTGGCCGCGTCGCGAAGTGACAAACTTCAGTCATTTCCGAGGGCTCCCCGCTTTCTTGCGAGGTTTCCTTACGCGTGTGTTCTCTGACGATGGTGGTATTCTTGATGACCCAGACGCTAACGCTATCTGGGCTGTACGACAGATTGGAAACCTGTCGCAGAAGATCGAGCGCGATTGCACACCCGCGAGGGTGGACGCAGCGTACGATTCTTTCGTCACAACTGACGAGGAACTTGGACGGTTCTTTCGGGATTCACCTCCTGATGATGAGCTTGTGGTCGCATTTAAGAAAACGACCCTGTCCTTGTTCGGGGATTTGTTCGACAAGATGGAGACCTTGGTCTCCTCTTACGATCTGATCCCCCGTCACGGCCCCGGTGCTGTCGCTGATCGACTCGATCATGTGCAGCGCTGGGATTTCGACTATTGGCCCGAGCGGCTCAGTGAGGTTTTTCCTCCCTGGCGCTACTCGGAAAACACGCCATCGTCGTACGTCCGTGAACTCGTACCCATGGAACAAGAGATGCCTGTAAGGGTCATCTCTGTGCCGAAAACGCAGAACACTCCACGAATCATCGCAATTGAGCCCTCAACTATGCAGTTTGCACAGCAGGGACTAAAAGAGGCGATTTACCGAGAAGTCGGTCGATCAGGTCTCAGCGGGATACTTGGTTTTACAGATCAGGAACGCAATCAGATTCTTGCCCGCAAGGGCTCGATTGACGGTTCGTTGGCAACGCTCGACTTGAGCGAAGCTTCTGATCGTGTCCACGTGGCAGTCGTA